GTCAGCTAACCTTCCTGCTTTAACCCATGCTTCTGTGGTTGATAATAAAGTTGCAGCAAAATTATCATCCATTAGGGTTCTCATAGCTTCTTTATCGTCTTTAGCAATTTTCCCTAATCTGCTATTAAGTACAGCAAGATATTTAGCCCCTCTTGGGCCTTTTTTCATAAGATCAGTCCACTTTGCCATTATTTGTAGGTTTTATACATATCTAATACTCTTTTGATATGATCTGGAAAACCTGCATTATTTTTTATACTAGTAGAGACAGGGTTTTCAATCATTGCTCCAGCAATTTGCATTCTTTCTTTTCGTTCATCTTTTAAATAGTACTTAACTAAATCAAAAATTGCTAGTTTTAAATCTTCTGGGCAAGCGCTGTATCCAGCGGTATAAATCACTTTTACAGCTTTTCGTCCTCTTGGAAATGCTTTATCAACATTTTCATCAGTACGAATTATACTATCGGTCATAGTATCAACAATATATTCATATTTACCACTACTGTCAGAATTTTCTGTGATTAGTGTAACGTATGAATCAGCTTGTGAATCTCTTTCCGATACTGAAGTTACCGTATTAATCGGCCCTTCGTCTAACATAACTCTAGTAGTTACATTATCGTGAATATCAAAATATTCAGTTTTTGCGGAACTGTAGTCATCTACAAAACTAGTACCACAATAGTTTTTAACAAGTTCGCTAACAGAATCTACGATAACGTTAATACGGGCGTCCATAGTTACTCCCGTCAACCCTGCGAAATCCTTGTATTGTTGTAATGTTATTAAATCTGCCATATTTCTCCTGTGCTAATTTTAGTGAGGGAGGGTATCCCTCCCCCACATAAAATCATTAAGCTATTAAGAAGCTTTGTACTGATATGCCCACTTAGAAGTAGCTCCATCGATCATGTCGGTGAATCCAATTCTTTGTGAAGCAACCAAGACTCTTCTTTGGTTAGCAACTTCGTAGTCAGACTCGATAGTCATACCTCTTAATCTAGGTACAACGAAGTTCTGAGGGTACACTGCTATAGCTGCTGGCATACTTACTGCCGCGCCTGGGAATTCGTCACATACTAGGACCTTAGATCCAAATACGCTTCCGATTTCTCCTCTTAGCTTTGTTGCAACATCACCAACTAAGTTCACGTCTTGGAACTCAGCATCTTCTAGTAGTTGATAATAACTTGTAGAAGATACTATGTACACTACGTCAGATGGGTTAATTCCATATTTACCCATATTCTTTCTTAGTGCTAATAGTTTAAGTGCTGTCATTGAGTCAGATGCAAATGCAGTTGCTGATGTAGTTACATCACTATCAGCTTCAGCTAGATGCCAAATACCATCGAAAGATGCTCCGCCAGTACCAAAGGCACCATCAGCGTTGTTACCTAATAGTAACGCATTTTCTACGGCTCTTGCATGTGATCTAACAACCGACTCCCTAATTAAAGGAAGGATTGGTAGTATCGCATCTTCTTCAGTCTCATTACCTAAGTAAGATTGTGAAATAAGTTTTTTGGTTGAAAGAGTTCTCTCAGTCAAATCAACACCAGCGAAAGGTGAGCCATAAGTGTCTCCTCTTTCTTCTAAGTTACCATGTGGAGATGATCCACTAGCTGTTTGAGCTGAAGCGAATTCAGCGTAACCAGCATCTGGTAATATAGGTACGATTTGAGTAGCAGAAGACATTGCGATTTCTCTAAATAGAGGCGCAAGTACTAGCTGCAACTGGATATCTCTTTCCACATTTGTAGATACAGTTTGCTCGAAGTCTGCACTAGAAACGCCAACACCTGAGTGTGCGTTCACTTTTTGCATTACATCTTTTGCATATTCAGTATCCCAACCTCTTCCTGTAGCTAGCCCTAGAGTCCATGCATCATTTACATCGCTCTCGAAGGCTTTCTTCCAGTCAGAGTCGTTTCTGTCACCAAAAATTCTTTTAGATTCACGAATTGCTTCGATTTCATCTTTCTTTTCGGTAAGTTCAGTTCTAAGTTCATTAACAACTTTTTCAAGGTTTTCATGCTTTTCAGAAACACGTTCTTCAACGTCTTTCATGAGCCTTTCAGCTCCAGACATTCCAACTGATACTATTGTCTTAACTTTTTCTTCTTCAGCTTCTATAGCAGCTTTTTCTTGAGCTTCTAGCTCAGCTGCTTCTTCAGCTTCAGATTGTTCCTTAGCTTTCTGTTCAGCGTTTTGCATAGCAATTTTCGCAGCAGTTTGTTTTGCAATTTCTTCTGCGTATGCTTTCAAATCAATTGAACCAGCTTCTGGAGTGTTTGTGTCCTTAGACATAGGTTTCTCCTGTGAAACGGTTTTATCCGTGGCTTGTGGCGTATCAACTTCACCAATATTAACTGTGTCTGTTGATTTAGCCGGGTTATTAGATATAAAAGTTTTCTTAAACTCCTCGTATTCTTCTGCAGAATCAAAAGATTTTGCAATCGAAAACATAGCAGTCTGGTTAGCTGGAACACTAACGACTGATACCTCAAAAAGTTCGGCGTCTTTTATTTTATATCCGTCAGTTTCATCATTATAATCAGCATCCTTGACTCTGAAACCAACGGAAAAGGCTCCAAGAACGCCGTCTTTTATTAAATCTTTTATTTCGCCTGCGGATTTAGAGATTTTTGCTCCTACCTCTAAACCCTGTTCGCCCACTTCCATTGAAGTAGCGCGACCAATTGGCCTATTATAATCATGATTGAACAAAATTATAGGATTTTGTTTAAAATTTTCTAATCCATTTGATTTTATCCATGCATCATGGTTAATAACATCTCCAGTACGATCGATAGCGTTGGTAGAAGCCAATCCTGAGATTTTTATGCTACCATCGTCGTCCTCGCCTAGAGTTTTAAAAGTGTTTGTCCAATGAAAAATTTTCTCCATTATTTACCTCACTTTTTAGCTTTTTTGGGAGCTGCTTTAGCTACTTTTGGAGCTGCTTTAGGTTCTGCTGGTGCAGGCGCTGCTGCTGGCTCGGGGTTAGCTTTGGCCCATTGGTCTGGAAAATTTGTTCTTACCATACTTTGCATACGAGCCCATGACCCAAAAGGTCTTTTTGCTACCATATATCTTACGGGAGCATCATCGGCTGCCTTATACTCTGTAGGAGTTAACATTGAGCCTTTTTCAGCAAAATAATCTGCCATTTGTTTAAGAATTGCTCTCTTGTTCGCCATTATCCTGTTCCTCTTCTTGTGGTGGTCTCCCACCGTCTGTGGGGTTCGCTGCTGAACCCGCTATATTTGCTGGGACTCTTAAGTCATCGTGACCTTCTAAAGGTTCCTGACCTAGAGCTACCCTAGCCTCGTTTGGTGCCATAATGCCTGTATTTACGAGAGTAGCATAATAAGATGCTTGATCTCTTAACTCAGGTTGTAGTGCTGGAATTTCTTTTACATTCTCATTCACTTTAAAACCAAAGTATCTTTCAAAAGCATAACCAATTTTTCTCACTATTGGAAGTATTGTTTCCAGATAGTATAGTCTATGGTTAGGCCTTATGTTAGCATTATTGCCTCCGTCTAAAAGAATAGGTGGTACACCTAGTGCTTCTAGAATAATTTTCTCATTCGCGTTAATGGAAGCTTGAAAGTCTAATTCTTTAAAATTAATTTTTGTTAGATCATCGACTTCAATTCCACCATCTAAAATAAGTGGCCTTCTACCGCCATTTTTTGGATTGTACCTAGTAGACCAGGCTTGCAGCATTCTTTCTTTGATTCTCTCGGAAAGAGTGTTAGGGCTCTTAAGTACTAATCCTGGTACCGCTCCATTCTTGAAGAAGTTATCTTGAAACTTCCTCATGTTATCTAGTAAATACATAGTTCGATATGCTGGTTTTAATCGCGGTACTCCTCTATAAATTGATTTAAATGAGTTTTCCTTAATATGTATAATTTCTTTAGGAGTATAATCGACATGACCGTCATACTCAAACTTATTTATATAAGTACTAGTATCTGAATGAATTGTTACATTCTGTGCTGGAAGATGATATAAATGTCTTCCATCAAAATATACGAAAATATTTCCGTCTATAAGTAGATC